TGATAAATTATATGATTTTTATAAAGATGTTATCCCAAAACAACAAATATGGAATAAATGGATTAAGTCTAATATGATTTGGAATGATGAAGAAGTTATATTATTAGCAACTTATTTTGGATGTAGTACACGTGAGATAAAGGATAATTATTCTTTATTGGAATCTTTAAATAAAGATATTATAATAAGTGAAATAAAAGGTTTTGAAGGTAAAGTAAAAAAGAAGAAAAAGAAATGACAAAAAATAAAGAAATATACAATGTAACTTACAAGAAAATGGAAGTAAATAATCCGCTTAAAACAGAATATAATGAAGATGTTTATCATGAATCATTTTATGCGGCATTAGCAAAATCACAAGCACAATATGAAGAAAGGTTTAAACTAGACTCAATAGTTCAGTCTGTTGTTGATAAATTTAACAGTAGAGCTAAAATAGGTAAAGAAAAATACAATAAAACATTAGACAGAACAGATCTATCAGCATTAGATTGGATTAATCATGCTCAAGAAGAACTAATGGATGGAATTTTGTATTTAGAAAAACTAAAACAAACCTTAGGTGGCAAATAAATTTAAAAATCCAACTAAAATAAAATTATATGAGATTAACCATGCTACAGATAGAACAGTTAGTTATTCTCAGTACTCTACTTGGAGACAATGTCAACATCAGTGGTATCTTAATTACGCTCAAGGTAATTATATATATAATCCTAGTATTCATACTGTTTTTGGGACTAGTATTCATACAACGTTACAAACCTATTTGGAGGAAGTATTTACTGTATCTAATGCGTCAGCGAATAAAAAAGATTGGATTATATTTTTCAAAGATACTTTCACTAAAGAATATCAAGAACAACTAAAAAACAACAAAAACCAACATTTTTCATCACCAGATGAAATGAGAGAGTTTTTTGAAGATGGTGTTGAAATTATCAATTCATTTATTAAAGATAAATCAAAATGGTTTGGTGTTAGAGGTTGGGAACTTGTAGGTATTGAAACACCTATTATTTATCCACTAGAAGGTAAAACTAATCTATATATGAAAGGTTTTATCGATTTAGTAATGTATAACAACAATACAGGTAAATATTTTATATATGATTTTAAAACATCAACTAGAGGCTGGACTGATAAGGAAAAGAAAGATGAAACTAAATCTCAACAGATTATCTTATACAAGAAATTCTTTAGTGATTTATATAAGGTAGATTTGGATATGATTGAAGTTGAATTTATTATTCTAAAACGTAAATTGTTTGAATCTAAAGAATTTGTTATTCCGCGTATTTCAGGTTTCCAACCTGCGGCTGGTAAAATTAAATTGAAGAAAACATTAATATCCTTTAATCAATTTCTTGATGAATGTTTTACTCAAGATGGGTTATTTATATATGATAAAAAATATCCGATGAATGTAGGTTCACATTGTAAATGGTGTGCATTTGGACAAAATGGAATGTGTACTAAAGGAGAAGAAAAGAAACAATTTTTTATATAATTTATTGTTTTTTGTATATCCCTGTATATTTATATACAACAATAAAAAACAAAGTTATGGGAAAAACACCAAGTAAAGACAAGAGTTTAACAACATTAAAACTCGAACCACAAATGTTTGATGATTTCAAAGTATTGTGTGTTAGAACAAAATTCAATTTATCAAAATTGGTAGATCGTGCAATGCATTATTATAATAATAATGAAGAATTTAGAAAAATAATGCATACTTACAAACATGAAACTACAGGTTCTTTAAATTAAACAAATGAAAAATAGTTATATTCCAAAAAATCAAAGAAAGAAAATTCTACTCCTTTGTGATGACATTCGAGTCCACTCAGGAATTGCCCATATGGGTAGAGAATTGGTTATTAACACAGCTCATCATTACAATTGGGTTAATTTAGGAGGAGCTGTTAAACATCCAGAAGCAGGACAACGATTTGATTTATCTGAAGACACTAACAAACAAGCTGGTATCACAGACTCATCTGTAACTCTGTATCCAACTGATGGTTATGGTAATCCAGATTTAGTTAGACAATTAATTCAAATTGAAAAACCAGATGCTTTATTTATAATAACTGATCCAAGATATTGGGTTTGGTTGTTTGAAATGGAAAATGAAATCAGAAAACAATGTCCTATTGCTTATTTAAATATTTGGGATGATTATCCAGCACCATTGTATAATGAGACATTCTATGAATCATGTGATGCCTTATTAGGAATTTCAAAACAAACTGTTAATATTAATAAATTAGTATTAGGTGATAAAATAGGTGATAGAATTGTTAAATATGTTCCCCATGGTGTTAACCATAAAAACTTTAAACCATTAACTAGTGAGGAAAAATCATCTAAAGAATTTACTGAATTTAAAAACCAAATTTTAAAAGGTAAGGAATATGATTTTGTATTGTTCTTTAATTCAAGAAATATTAGAAGAAAACAAATCCCAGATACTATTTTAGCTTTTAGACATTTTGTTGATCGTTTGTCTAAAGAAAAAGCCGCAAAATGTTTATTACTTCTTCATACACAACCTGTGGATGAACATGGTACTGATTTACCAGCAGTGATTGATTTATTATGTCCTGAGTATTGTAATGTTGAATTTACAGGTGGTATGTTTGATCCTGTTAGAATGAATTGGTTGTATAATTTAGCAGATGCTCAGATTTTATTAACATCTAATGAAGGATGGGGATTAAGTTTAACTGAAGCTTTAGCAGTAGGTTTACCTATTATTGCTAATGTGACTGGAGGAATGCAGGATCAAATGAGATTTGTTAAAGATGGCGTATGGATAGATTTTGATGAAGATTTTCCATCTAACCATAGAGGTACTGTTAAAGAACATGGTAGGTGGGCGTTCCCCGTTTATCCAACTTCACGTTCATTAGTTGGTTCAGTACCTACACCTTATATTTTTGATGATAGATGTGAACCTGAAGATGCTGCTGATAGAATTGAAGAAGTTTATAATTTAGGTCCAGAAGGAAGGAAAGAAGTAGGTAATGAGGGAAGAGAATGGGCATTAGGTGATGAAGCTGGATTTACATCTGAAAAAATGGGTAATAGAGTTATTGACACTTTAGATGAATTATTTGAAACTTGGGAACCAAGAGAAAAATATGAGCTAATTAAAGCTGGAGATTATAAGAAAAAAGTTTTAAACCATAAATTAATATATTAATGAAACCGTTATTTATAATAAGTTGCCCTATTGATACATACAGTGGGTATGGAAGTCGTTCTCGTGATTTAGTTAAATCAATTATCGAATTAGATAAATATGATGTGAAAATCTTACCTCAAAGATGGGGAAATACACCTTGGGGTTTTATTGAAGACCATAATGAAAAATGGGGATTTTTAAAACAACATATTCTCCAACAACCTCAATTACCAAAACAACCTGAAATTTGGGCTCAAGTAACTATCCCGAATGAATTTCAACCAATTGGTAAATTTAATATTGGTTTTACAGCAGGTATTGAAACAACAGTTTGTGCACCTGATTGGATTGATGGATTGAATAGAATGGATTTAAATATTGTTTCATCTGAACATTCTAAAAAAGTATTTGAAGATTCTACATTTGAACAAAAAGATGAAAGAACAGGTCAAATTATTAGACAAATCAAATTAGAAAAACCAGTTAAAGTATTATTTGAAGGTGCTGATTTAGAAACATATAAACCTATTAAATCATCAGAGGTTAAAGACATTGATTTAAGAGAAGTTAAAGAAGATTTTGCATTTTTATTTGTCGGTCATTGGTTACAAGGTGATTTAGGAGAAGATAGAAAGAATGTTGGTTTACTAGTTAAAGCATTTTATGAAACATTCAAAAATAAAATGAAAAAACCAGCATTAATTCTAAAAACAGCAGGCGCTGGAGCTTCATATTTGGATAGAGAAAGACTATTACAAAAAATTGCTCAAATTAAAGCTACTGTAAATTCAAATAATATACCTAATGTTTATTTATTACATGGTGATTTTACAGATGAGGAAATGAATCAGTTATATAATCATTCTAAAGTAAAAGCAATGGTTAATTTAACTAAAGGTGAAGGTTTTGGTAGACCGTTATTAGAGTTTAGTTTAGTTAAAAAACCAATTTTAACTACAGGATGGTCAGGTCATGCTGATTTCTTAAACCCAGAGTTTACAACTATGGTAGAAGGAGAATTGAATAATGTACATCCAAGTGCTGCTAATCAATGGTTAATTCAAGAATCACAATGGTTCTCTCCTAATCATGGTCAGGTTGGGTTTTATTTAAAAGATATGTTTGAACATTATAAAAAATATAATGATGGTGCTACAAGACAAGCATATCAGAGTAAAACTAAGTTTTCATTTGAAGAAATGAAAAATAAAATTGGAGAAATATTAGATGAAACAGTACCTGAATTTCCAAAAGAGGTACAATTGACACTACCAAAATTAAAGAAAATAGAATTACCTAAACTTAAAAAAGTAGAATAAAATGGAAGATAAATTAATAACTTGTAATCACTGTGGTAGTGATATGTGTTATGCTCTCCCTTTAAATGAAACAGCTTGGACATATAATTGTCCAGGCTGTGGATTTTACAGTAATGATTTACTAAAAGATGGAGAATATGATGTAGAAGCATTTGAAGAGACTATGCCTGAACTTTATAAAGATATTAAATATATTGATGAAGAAGGTAAAGTTTGGTATCCAACTGTTCTTCAAACTGAAGAAGGAGTAGTATTTGTTGATGGTGTATCTAAAGATAATTGGGGTTGGGGAGCTATTAAAAATGTACCTTTAACAGATAAAGATAAAGAAGTATATATTAAAGAAGGAAAAGAAGCACCACTATATAAATCTGATTCAAAATCATTAAAACATTTTGGAAAATTTGGATTTTTAGAAGCTCTTAAT